ATGGCTGGCGCGTGGTCCAGAAGTACGTTGATGACAACAGCTTTGACCAAGACCTAGCCATTGAGCACATCGGCAACTTTGTGGACCGGGTGTGGTTTGATCCTGCGGCTGAGAATCAGGACAAGTCCGACAGTCGTTATGCCTTTGTGCTGCATCCGATGTCAAAGGATGAGTATGAGGCTAGATGGCCCGAGGGCTCTGCTGAGAGCGTGGATGATGACCGTGAGGGCGAAGCCTATTACGACAAGGCTGAAGTCGTTGTGGTTGGTGAATTCCTGTATATGGAGTCAGAGGATCGCGAGCTGGTCATGATGTCCAACGGTCAGGTTCATGAGGTCAATGAAGACTTTGAGAAGGTTGTTGATGATCTCGCTGCCATTGGCGTGACTGAGGTGAAGCGCCGCACCCGCAAGAAGCACTATGTATGCAGTAGGTACTTTGATGCGAAAGACTTCCTTGAAGACAAGAAGGAGACCGTATTTTGCCGCATCCCAGTGGTCCCGGCTTATGCGAACTTCAAGATATTCGAGAACAAGACAATCTACTGGGGCGTGGTAGAGAAGCTGCTTGATCCACAGCGGGTGATGAACTACAGCGTATCCCGAGAGATTGAGGAAGGCGCGCTGGCTCCAAGAGCTAAATACTGGATGACAATGGCTCAGGCTTCAGGGCATGAGAAGCAGCTCCAGACACTGAACACCAACGCGGACCCAGTACAATTCTATAACGTGGACCCAGAGTCTCCCGCGGTCCCACAACAGCAAGGCGGAGCTCAGATCAATCCCGGTCTACGGACTATCTCCGAGGCAATGCGCGGAATCATTGGTCAGACGGCTGGTATGTTTGCAGCGAATATGGGTGACAATCCCGGGCTCCAATCTGGAGTCGCTATCAAGCAGCTACAGGACCGTGGGACCAACAGCACGTTCAAGTACAGCAGAAGCATAGAAATCGCTGTAGCGGCCACAGGAAGGCTCCTGAAGGATGCTATTCCTATGGTGTACGACACCGAGCGACAGGTCAGGATACTCCGGGAGGATGAGTCCTATGATATGGTCCCGATCAATCAGAAGGTTATTGACAACGCTACAGGCGAGATTGTCACCGTCAATGATCTGCAAGTTGGAACCTATGACGTTACCTGTCGGGCTGGTCCCAGCTTCCGCAACCGTCAGCAGGAGACCATTGAGGCCATTACGACACTGGCACAGACTGATCCCAGCCTGATGCAGATCGCTGGTGACTTGCTGCTCCAGAACATCTCCACGCCAGCCGCATCACAGATCGCAGAGCGCAAGCGCATGCAGATGATCGCTCAAGGTTTGATTCCTCAATCCCAGATGACCGAGGAAGAGCTGCAAGAGATGGCCGCCAAGATGCAGGCGCAGGGACAGGGACAGGCTCCTGATCCCGCTATGGTGCTCGCACAGGCAGAGCAGATGAAGGCTCAGGCTGACATGATGAAGACCCAGATCGATGCTCAGAAGGTCCAGAACGAGACGCTGAAGATACAGCTACAGGCCCAGAACGATCAGAACGAGCTGGTAGCCGAGCAGGCTAAGACTCAGGTTGATGTCTTCAATGCCCAGACCAATCGTATTAAGGCTCAGGTAGAAGCCGAGAAGGCGGGCGCCGTTATTGATCACACCAACATCAAGGCATTCGGCGATCAGCTCGACAATCAAGAGAAGATGTCCGACATGATGGACGAGCAGGAGCGCAGAGCCCGGATGTCAATGATGTCCGATATGGACCTGATGAGGATTGTGAACGGTGGCTAGGACTGACCAAGAGCTTGCACAGCTAGAGGCTAATCGCCGAGGGCTCAACACGAATCCAAGAAACTTGGGTTACGAGGCTGCGCCTACGTCATACAATCCGTTCAATCCAGCGTTCAGAGAGACCGCTCGATCATTCCTGAATAACTACTTTGGCGGTAGTAATATTGCAGGCAGAGAAGGTTATCGCACAGGCCAGCTAGTAGATACGGCTGTGGACGCGCTTGACTTCATTCCCGGCGTAGGTGATGCGATGGGCGTAGGTGATCTGAGGCAGTCTATTGGCTCTGGTGACCTGATAGGCACTGCTGTAGACACCACGGCTTTGGCTGCTGGTATGTTGCCGATTTTAGGAGACGCTGCTGCAAAGGGTATCAAGGCAAGTGAAACCAGCCTTAGAAATTACGTCGATATTCCAACAAGAAGCGATTTTGGCCCGGTAATACAGACCGCCGAAGCTGGCAGAATCGTAGAAACTCCTCCCAGAGACTTTAGGAATGAGAAAGGATATAGCACTAATCCTTTGATGGGGATCACCGATTTAGAGCAGAGGCCAGAAAATATTGCGCCGGGATCATACCGCGGTCTTGTAGATAGATATCGTAATGATCCAGATTACGCGATGCGCGAACAGGCAAGGCTGTTAGGCGGTAGATATAGACAGCCAGAAGACTTGTTCATGCAGTCAGGAACCTATGAAGATATGCTTGGTAGGCCAATTATTGTTCTGCCAGCAGATAAAACAATCTACGGAGAAGTAGATCGAGTCGCAGGGATTGACATTGATCCTGTGTTGGTTGAGGGAGGCCCGCAACACTTAGACAGATATGGCAACTGGATGAGCATGAGTCAAGCTGCAAGGAATAAGCAGGCTCACGTTAATCGCGTCAGAGAAGAAACTGGGATCGATCCTCTCCTAATGTTTACAGGTATGGGAAATCCCGGTTCAAACTTTTCTAAATCGCCATCAAATGTTGCGGTCAATATGATCAAAAGTCAGGGAGATTTGACTAGAGAACAGGCAGATATGCTTGATACGGCAATAAGTAATCTGCTGCCAAAAGGAGATACAAAGGGTATATCTGAAAGCTGGACAGGGTATGAATCGCCAGAACAGTTAAGAGATTGGCTAAACACAGATTCTCCAACTGCAACCGCAGGGAACAAGCGCAAAGCATTTATGGGTGATGCGATACTAAACAAACCAGCATTTCAGAAAGCCGGTTTCCCAATACCAAATGACATCTATTCAGTTGTAAATGAGCAAGAAATGATGGATATGCCAAAAGGTATGGCTGGGGCAAGGATGATGGTTGGCGCGGATGTTGATCCTAAAGACCTTGTTTTTGATCCAAATCTCAATAGCTCCTATGACACCATAATAGATAGTCAGGGAGGCATTGCTTTAACCGAACCAATGGTTCCTTATCAGGTTATGTTTCCTGATCCTGTCGCGGCAAGGGCTGGAAAGCAAGACCCATACAGGTCTTTTCAAACCTCTGGTGGAGCTCAAGATTATCAAATGGCTAATGAACAGTGGCTGGAAGGGGTGTATCAGAATTTAGAATCTCGTGGATTAAGATAGATTCTTGTTCAGTAAAGTTGCCAGATTCATAGATTTCTTCGGCACTTAAAATGCCTTCGAAATCAAGATGTCCAAAACAGTCGTAATATTTTTTTATTAAATCGTTCATAACATTAGTATAACAAAGTTTATGGGAGTGTAATAGAGGTGCAAGTCCTCCGGTGTAAATCTATAACGAACCGGGCCAAAGTTTGCCGCTCCCGCCTAAAACAGTTGCAAAACCACAATATGTGGTATAGTAACGCCATAGCGAACTCCACGCTTTCTTGGAGGCACGGAACGTCACCGTTTATTTGACGGCATTTATGGAAGGTAAGATGCAACCAGAAGATACGCTCGATGAGGCTGAAATAGAGCTTGAAGAGGTAGAAACTGAAGATCAGGAAACTGATTCCGACTCATCTACGGATACTGAAGAGGTTCAGGAGAAACAAACCGATCCTGATTGGCGTCAGGTCCGGGCCAGATTTGACCCGGTGCAGCAAGAGGCATACAACCGCGGTATAGCTGAAAAGGTCATGAAGCTCAGGGATAAAGAGCGAGAGGCCGAAGAGCTAAAGCAGAGATTGCAAGCCCTTGAGCAGCAGATGCCCAAACAGGAAAGGCCAAATGTGCCGAAGGAGCCTGACCCGTACGCCCTGAGTGATCAGGAGTACCAACAGCAACTCCGACTGCGCGATGAGGCCATAGCTAGACAGGCTGCGTTTGACGCACAACAGCGCTTCCAACAACAGGAAGCACAGCGTTTGCAGCATGAACAGCTGATGAAAGAGCAGGAGGCTTTGAACGAGAAGGTATCTACCTACTCGCAGCGAGCTGTCCAGCTTGGCATTTCTAACGAGGAGTTACAGGCAGCAGGTAATGCTGTCGCATCGTTCGGAATCGCAGATGATGTAGTCAACTATATTTTAGAAGACGATCTGGGACCGGCGATAACGAAGTATCTCAGTCAGAACGTGACCGAGCTAGACACGATTCGGAGTATGACTCCGGCGCAAGCTGCTGTACGGATAGCTACTCATGTACGCGATAAGGCTGCTGCATTGAAACCTAAAGTAAATGCCGCTCCTGATCCGGTTGAGCAGCCAGCAAAAGCTGGTGTAGCGCCTAAAGCGCGAGGACCGAGGGGGGCGATTTTCGAATGAATGAGGTGATCCGAAAATGGCTAATAATCTTAACAGCAACGTCACCCGGAAGGTGGCTCGTGTCTTTTTAGAGGCATTCGAGTCCAGCCGGGTTGTAACAAAGACCGTTGACACTCAACTCCTGAGTGGCAAATTCAACCCATCAAGTGGTAGCACTGTAGACTTCAAGCGTCCGCACGACTACAACTCCATCCGTACTTCTGGCGGTGACATTTCATCGTCCACTAAGTCAGACATCATTGCTGGTAAAGCAACTGGTACTGTTCAGAACTACTTCACCGTAGCTACCGAGTGGGGCAACGTGGAAGAGGCTCTGGAACTTGATCAGTTGGAGCAGATCCTTGCTCCTATGGCGCGCCGCATCGTGACTGACCTTGAGATTGATCTTGCTAGCTATATGCTCAAGAACTCTTCTCTGAAGTATGGTTCTCACGGTACTGCCGTTGATGCTTGGGGTGATGTCGCAGGCGCTGGCGCACTGATGGATTCCATCGGCGTACCTGCAGCTGCAGAGCGTTACTACCTGATGAACCCTTTCACTACTAGCGCGCTTGCTAACGTACAGAATGGCCTGAATGCCTCAGATCAGCTGGTCCGCACCGCTTGGGAGAATGCACAAATCTCTCAGAACTTCGGCGGTATGCGAGCTCTGACTTCTAACGCTCTGGCTAGCTTTACTTCTGGCACTGGCGCTGACCGTGCAGGTACTTTGTCTGCC